GGAGAGCACTCTAAACACACCCCCGAAACAATCTCAAAATTACTTTCACTTTCTAAACCGAAAACTCATGCGGATACAGACCCATATTATGTAATTCCTTCATTGTTATATGGAAATAATAAAAAGAAATTAACTTCCGATCATTTGAACACAATGTATAACCTTACTTTTGATAATGACGAAAAAAAAGATATAATGGCGCATCCTAACTGGAAACCTAAATGAGTTCAATTTTCCAAAACAAAATAATTTATTCTGACATTCTTTCTAATTTTAATATTCATCCTATTAAAAAAGATTTGGTGCGGCTGACTAACGAAGAAGCTGTCAAAAAATCAATTATCAATTTAATTTTCACAAACAAAGGTGAACGACCCTTCCAACCTTTTATAGGATCAAGCATTCGTCAATATTTGTTTGAATTAATGTCACCTCAAGTTCAAAATGATATTTAAAGTGAAATCACTAGAGTCATCCTTAACTTTGAACCAAGATGTCAACTCATTAAATGATGGGTTAAACCTGATTACGATAATCAAGC